CCTGGCCGTGCGGGCTATGAGACGGGTATCCCCGAGGTCGACGCAACTCTGAAGCGGTATCGCTTCGGTGTGTTCTTGGATGCTCTCGGGGTGTCCAGATGAGTACGAATGCGTTTGCCGTTAAGGCAGCCCTTCGGGACATGATCAAGGCCCTTCCGGCTTTGGCCGGTTATCAAGTGACCTGGGGCTATCCGACCAGGAACCCCGAACGTCGTTGGGTGTTCGTCGGCGAAGTCTCCTGGCCTGACTCGCAATGGGTGACCAATCGTGCCCGTGAAGAGGTCTTTGAGATCAGCGTTGTTGTGAACGCGCAGATTTCCGGGGCTACGGCCGAAGAGGTCGAGACCGAGCTTCAGAACATGGCCGCGGGTATCGAGGACGGCATGAAGTCGAATCCGTCGCTAGGGGTTCAGTCGGTTGTGACTTCGGATTTCATCCCTAAGAAGGTGGCTAGCTTCCCTTCCGATCAGGTCTATGAAGGGCAGCTAGACAGTGTCGTTCGCGTGAAGGCGAGACTTTGAATTGAAGACCGTTGTGTATGAAGGGCCGGATTCCGCTATGGACGTTCCGGCCCTCGGTATTACTGCCCTTAAGGGCGAGCCTGTCGAGGTTGCCGACCCGCTGATAGCGGCGGCACTTCTTCGCCAGGGGTGGAAGGAAGTTAAGGCGAAGAGGGAGACGGCTAAGTAATGGCCACGATCTTTGATCAGTATGTGGGTGCTTCGGACGAGGTTACTTACGGGACCGCTGTAGCGGCCTCGAAGTTCTTCGAGTTTGAGTCCGAGGGCATCGAAGGCAAGTATGAGCGGATTGACTCTGGGTCGATTCGCGCCGGTACCCGTGTTCTTCGGTCGGACCGTTTCGCGGTGAATCCGAAGGGTGCCGAGGGTGATCTGAAGCTTGAAGTGAAGTCGGGTGGTTACGACTTCTGGCTTAAGCACATGCTCGGTGGCCTTCAGGTCGGTACTCCGGCCGGTGGATTCACTACGTATACCGCAACCCTGGGCGACCTGAACGGCAAGAGCTTTACGGCTCAGGTCGGTCGTGTCGACAACACGGGCACCCTGACCCCGTTCACCTATGAAGGTGGAAAGGTCAAGGAGTGGGAGCTTTCCAATCAGGTTGACGAGCTTCTGAAGCTCTCTCTCACGATGGACTTCGCTAAGGAGACTATCGGGGCCGGCACTGGGGCTTATGCGGCCTCTACGCCTACCTACGTCGCTAACACGAGGCTCTTTAGCTTCAACAGTGGCACGGTCACTGTCGGCGGTTCGAGCTTCGATATCTCCGACTTCTCCCTGAAGGCTACTTCGGGTCTGAAGGATGACCGCTACTTCATCCGGAACACCGGTAAGAAGAGCGAGCCTCTTGAGTCCGACCTGCGCAAGTATGAGTGGAGCCTGAAGGGCGAATTCGCCGGAACGACTCACATCAACCGTGTCGCCGCGGCCATCGCGAGTGGTGCAGTCGCTCAGATCACGGTTCTTTGGGATGGGCCGGACAACTCTCAGTTCAAGGTCGACATGCCGTTCTCTCGGTTCGACCAGGGCCCTGTCACGGCTGGTGGCTTCGAGGTTGTCGGCCAGGACCTTTCCGGTATGGCCCTGACGGACGGTACGGCTTCGCCGGTCACGATCACTTACAAGGCGATTTCGTAAGCCCTGTAACTAGCATTGAATCGAGGGGGGTTGGGCTATGCCCGTTCATGGCTATGGAGCCAATGTTGAAGGGCTAGCCCAATTCTCCCGCGCTCTAGCGCAAATCGGGGCTGACGGTTTGCGCGACGAGGTGAAGGCAGCGAACTACGACGTTGCCGACAAACTCGCCGAGGCTGCAAAAGAGAAGGCCGTTGGGCTGAATCGGCAGCAAAGGGCGGCGGCCCTTTCTTTGAGGGCGACCAGGACACAGAACTACGCGGCTGTTCGCCTCGGTTCTGCCCGTGTTCCTTATGCCCTCGGCGCCGAGTTTGGCGCTGTTAAGCGGACCCGTAAGGGCAAGATTGCCCGCGGTTTCCGCCCCTGGCGAGGTAATCAGTTCAGCGGTTGGGCCGGTGGGCCCGGTTACTTCCTTCACCCGACGATTCGGGAGAAGGGTCCTGAGCTGATTAACGACTACATGACTCACATTGACCGCATCATGTCGGAGGCATTTCCACAATGAGCACCACCCCTAACTCTGTTGCCCTTCGTATCGACCCCGATTCTCTGACGATTGGCGACCTCGAAGACTTCGAGGACGTTGTTGGCGCCCCCCTTTATGAGGCTCTTCAGCCGAAGCCGGTTATCGGCCCGGACGGGAAGAAGGTTCTCGACCAGGACGGCCGACCCGAGCTTGAAACGAAGATTTCCAGTAAGGCCCTGAAGGCTCTCATCTGGATTTCTCAGCGAATCGATAACCCCGAGTTCTCCCTTGAGGACGCGCGCAAGGTTCGCGTTTCCGCCCTTGAGCTGGTCGGCGTGGACGGCCCGGGAAACGACGAAGAGCCGACCGCCTGAAAGAGCGGGCGGCCTTCTGCCACTTCTACCGCATGAGTCCTTTCGAGGTCCGGAAGCTTACGGCTTCCGAGTATCGGGCTTTCTGCGACTACATGAACGAATTCAACGCTAACCGGGAGTCGTAATAATGGCAGGCGATCAGAGAACGCTTCGCGTTGTCATTGTTGGTAACGCCTCCCAGGCTCAGCGTGCCCTTCGTGACCTCGGTCGAGATGCTGACTCCCTGGGCCGCCGTACGGGCGGCCTGGGGGGCGCCTTTGGCGGCCTCGGTAGTCGTCTTGCGTCCTTTGGCGCCATGGCCGCTAGCGGCCTCGGTGTGGCCGCGGGTGCGGCTGCTGTGTGGGGCGTTAAGACCGCCTCGAACATGGAACAGGCTCAGATTGCCTTTACGACCATGCTCGGGTCGGCGAAGAAGGCGACTGACTTCCTGGCTCAGTTGAAGAACTTTGCGATTAAGACCCCGTTCTCAACCGAGGACGTCATTAAGTACTCGCAAACTCTTATGGCAATGGGTTTCAAGGCGAAGGAAGTTATTCCGATCCTGACCCATACCGGTGACGCTGTCGCCGGTCTCGGTGGTAGCCCCGAGAAGCTTCAGCGTGTCCTTCTCGCCATTGGTCAGATCAAGGCCAAGGGCAAGCTTATGGCCGGTGAAATGCTTCAGCTCACGGAGAATGGCATCTCCGGTTGGCAGATGATTGCCGATCATCTTCACAAGACCGTTCCCGAGGTCATGAAGATGGGCGAGAAGGGCGCTATCTCTGCCGATACCGCTATTGCTGGCCTCATGTCCGGCATGGATAAGCGGTTTGGCGGCATGATGAAAAACCAGTCGACCACGGTTGCGGGTATGTGGTCGACGCTGAAGGACACTACACAGCTCGCCCTCGGCGACATGATGAAGGCGTTTTTCCCGCTGATCAAGGGTGTTCTTCCGAAAATCACGTCCGGTGCCCAGGCTTTCGCGAAGGCCGCGGTTCCTGCCTTCGCTCGAATAGGGGCCGCGGTGGGCCCCGTGGTGAACCAGCTCCGTGCGGGCTTTCAGTCCAAGGTAATGCCGGTGCTTCGCCAGGTCGGCACGTTCATTCAGACCTTCATCATTCCGACCTTCAAGAGCATTGCCAGTAACGCAATCCCTATCTTCATGATGATCGCGAACGTCGTACGCGGCTCGATCATCCCGCTCTTCCGGTCTTTGCTCTCGGCAGCAATGCCGGTTTGGCGGACGATAGCGAGCGTGGTTACGGGCACGGTACTGCCCGCGCTGCGGAATCTCGTCGCTACGGTCATGCCGTACTTCCAGCAATTCGTGAACTTCCTTCGAACGCAAATCGTGCCTGTCCTGGCCGGCATGTTTAAACAGGCTCAACCTGTGATCCAGAAGTTCGGCGCCGTACTGTCGACGGTCTTTCAGGGAATCGGTGTTGCCGTAAAGGTCTTGGCTCCGGTCCTGGCCTTCCTTTGGAAGTACCTCGGCCCCATTGTGATCTCGACCCTTCAGGGCCTCTGGTCCGGCATCCTCGGCGTGATAAATGGTGCCCTGAACATGATTCAGGGTGTCGTAAATATCTTCATCGGCATCTTCACCGGCAACTGGTCGAAGGTGTGGACCGGCGTAAAGCAAATCTTCGTAGGCATCTGGCAATTCCTCGTCGGCGCCATCAAGATTTACATTTACGGCTCGATCGTGAGCGTTGTCCGCGGTGGAATCGCGAGAGTCGCCGGATTCTGGCG